TTATGATAGGGTCTGCGGATTTTATATCGCGTGTAAGATCGATCCGAATATCCGCAATCTTCGAAATGTTCCTAGATCCTCGCGTTAATCCATCGTCATTGACGTGACTGACAATGATCAACGCGAAGTCTAGTTCTTTAACCATCATCTCTAGTCTGGTCGAGAGATAGTCTAGTGCTCGTCTTTCGTTGTCGCCTCCGAGACCGGACACAACCATAGTAATGTGGTCAAGAAGGATATAGCGACAACCACGCGCAGAAACGAGAAACCGAATTGCATCCAGAATAGTCTCTGGATCGTCAGAACCAAAATGGCTATATATGTGTAGACGCTCATCTTCTTGTACAACGGCTTGTACAGCAGCGTACGCTTCAGCGTCGGTAACACTGCAGTCTGGTAGATGGATCGGTCGTTGGAGATGTATTCCAGCCAGAGCTTGGAGGTGCCGCTTCTTACCTTCTTCGAGGTAGATAGCACCGATCGCATCGCTTGTATTGGTGAGTAGATAATGTTCGATCGCATGGAGAAACTCCGTTTTCCCGACGCCTTCTTGAGACGTCACTAACACGGACTCACCGGTCCGAATGCCATAAGTCATGTAGTTCAATGTGGGAAATGGGTATGGCGTACCATGCTTAGGTACTTCGGACAGTATCTTTTTAAAGTCATGCCAAGAGGATACGATCTGTTCGGGCGTATACCTCTTGGCAGTCCTGAATAGACGGGCTAGTTCTTCTCCTTCTCCGGCTCGGAGATAGTCGTTGGCGTCTTTTCGGAGACCGCCGGGGAACTTGAGCTGGTATATCTTGTTGTAATCGAAGAGACTTGCGACTTCAGCAGCCGCTTCCCTCCCCGGCCCATCTCCGTCAAATGCAAGGTAAATGCGTTCGAATGAGTTAAGCCAGGATCGATCGATTGCAGCGTCCAGCTTCCCAGTACTGCTACTCCTGATACTGACACAAGGAATACGCAGGACCTGATAAAGCGAGAGAGCATCGATCTCCCCTTCCGTGATGATAATATTTGATCCACCGGGGAACTTGTCTCGGCCATATAAACCTCCTTTTGCTATATCGCCTATGGTATGGAAGCCTTTAGGTAATGTCCGGACTTTCATCGATCCGTTAGGATACGGGAAGCCGATAGCAATAGGTTTACCTTCGCTGTCTATCTTTGTCTTTGTATCATAAAATCGAAATGTCTCTTTCTCAATCCCACGATATGGTATATACTCATAAGTAAATTCGGTACTCAAGTATTCTTCCTTCTCCCTCTTGCCGGGGATGTGTGTATTACATGAATAGCAATGACTGTGGCCGTCGGCGTATACACACCGAGCGTCGGAGGAACCACAGTCATCGCAAGGAATATGCTGCTCAACGATTATCTCGTTGAGCTTCTTCGAATGTTCTAGTATACTCATAATAACGTGGTAGCCAATTCTTCTCTATGTTTGGAAATTGAATAGGACACTGAAGAGTAGAGTACCCTCCATCGAGGGATCTGTCCCAGTAAGTCTGACGACCTACGTACATATAAGCTTCGACGATGTGAAGTCTCTCTACGCTTTCTTTTCCTCGCCATCCTTGGAGGGCACGAGGCAGAGGTTTTCCACCCAGCGTCTTCCACGGACCACGAGCTTTCTTTCGATAGGGGAGCAGAAGCTTCACCCTCCGACGTTTGAATTGTACGCCATTACCGTACTTAATGTCAAGGGAAACCAATACCTCAGGTCTGACTAAATGGAGTTGTCCCTTAATCTTAGCACACGGAAAGAACGAATCTTTCTCCGCATGGAGAGGGACGACTGTCTTCGTCGGAGTATTGTAGAATAGGTTGAATCCCTGCATGGTGAATACCGTGGGGTAATTGCTATACCCGTCCATCAGGGTAGGGCCATACTTGACGAGACTGGGGAAGTTCTCGTGCTTGCTTTGATGGCCATCACACACGAATAGAAGCAAACGCTTGTACTCGAATAGCTTGGCTGCATCAGGAGTATGACGGACGTTATGATCCATGTACATCCGCATGGCCGGAGGCGGATAGTTAAGTGCCTGAAGTGCTTTCATGATCTCCTCCTGAGGAAGGGAAGCCCGCCGGGACTGTGATAAGGGGGGTTTACCCGGCGGGCCCACTAGCTAGTGAGAGCAGTCCCTAGCTAATCTACTTACCCCAGGTACTCCAGCCGCTGTTGGCGACCTTGGGCTGAGGCTCTTCCTTCGCAATGGTGGGAGCATCAGTGGAGACATGTTTCCCGGACAGCATGGCAAGAGCTGACTTGCTCTCGATCTTTTCGCGCCGGGTTTCGAGGAAGAGATGAAAGAATGCTTTGCCGTGTGCCTTGGCGAATGCCTCGACATCGGCAGGCAACCAAGTATCGATCTGCTCGGACGTGACGCCGAACCGTTTCGTAAACGTAGGATATTTCTGCTCCATCTTCTGGATTTCGAGAGGGTTTGGGATTTCCTTTCCCTGCCTATCCAGTATCTTGACGATGGTAGTCTCCGCCGCTGTCGCTTCGTCGGCTGACAGAACCATCGAGTTGACCTCGCCGACGACGTCTGGCGTGACGATCTTCGGTGGTACTGACGATCGCATATCCTTTGGACCTTCCTGTTCCAGCTTGTTCTTGAGAGCTTCGAGCGTCTTGGCCTTGGCAGGGTAATCAACGACCCAATACTTCCAACCGGGTTGATCGTAGCCGTCGGGAAGATTGTTCCCACACCCAGTAACACGACGAACGAACGCCTTCTTGTCTTTGTTCGACAAGCCTTTCGGGAGTTCTTCCCAATGGCCGGCAGGCGGTGTTGTCGTGTCCTGTGGTGTAGGCGTAGCAGGAGGAGCATCAATCTTGGTATCCGGTTTCTGCTCAGGAAGACCGAGGGGTGGTGGCTTCGTCGCTGGAGAGGGAGGAGGACTCTCCTGCGCGACAGGGACTTTCGGCCCTACATTCCACCACCCCCCTTTCTTCGCCTCGGCAACAGCCGGGGTAACCGGTTGTTCCACGTAATCGAGGAACATAGAGACTTGGCCCCACGGGTATGTGGAACCAAGCTTGTTCTTGCCCAACCATATAGCATCACCGGTGGGCGGGAGGAAACAGAAGACACCACGGTCACCGATCCTGGCCATGAGGCTGTCGACGAACGTCGGGTCTTTGATCTCAGCAATGAACTTGGCGAGGTCGCCCTCGCTAAGCTTGAGAAATTTATTGAAGTTAGGGATGATCACCTTCTTGGCGAAGTTGACCTCTTGGATGGTGCCGGCCTCGACGAGGGAAGGGAACTCCCCTTCAATGCCGAAGCACATCAGTGGTGTGACGTCGCCGGGCATGAGGAAGTCGAACGGCTGAAGAGAACCTTCTTCCACCTTCTCCAGTTTGGAGAAAGTGAGGAGGACTCGGCTCGAAGCATAGCCCTTGAGCAGGGCTTGGACAGCTTCGAGTTCTGCGCCGGTGTCCATTCGGTCTGACACCAGCAGTGGAGCACCTTGCTCGATTGTCTGGACGGCGTAACCGCCACAACTAGAGAAGTCTTTCAGGACTTTCCGAAGATAAGCTTCCGGAACATCCTTGTCCGGAAAGCGTTCGATGAGGACAGTCTTGTTTGGATTTGACATGGTCTACGTCTTCCTGTGTTTGCCCGTAGGCGGTGAAAACTAACCGGTCTTAAGACGCTTCAGAGCTTTCTCTCCGAAACGCTTCGTCGCATTGATGACGTTCGCCGTAGCAGTCTTTGGCTGGTCATCGGTCGTACCCCATGCAGGGTTCTCCTGCGCAGGTCCTGCTGTAACACCACCACCACGGGAACGTCGTCCCTTGATGGCAGACTTAAGTTGAGCCGGCGTCATTACCGGAACTAAGTCCGGTATGTTATGCGTCTTGCCGATCGCTCGGTAAAACGAATTGACTTCTTCACGGGTCATACGTCCTCCGAGAAATTCATTCTCGCCGAACTCCGTAATCCCATCGCCCCACCTGCCTTTAAGGTAGGCTAAGCGATCGGCCTTCTTCTTCTTGCCCATGAGCAATCCCCTTTGGATGCGCACTTCTCTCCTATGTTCTAGGTACTTCTGGATCGAGGACCTTCGATCCCAGACGACTGCGCCGAAGACTGCGGCTATACACAATACGATGATTGTGCTCACCGTTACGGCTGCGGCATTCTCATAAAGCCAGTTCAGATACTGGTCCACTTTACTTCTCCATCAGGTCGGAATGACCTATGGTATCTTCCTTCCTTCCCGGAGCATCCGCTCCTCGAACTCTCGCTTAACCCGGAGGCGATTGAGTTCTGCCCGATCTTCCTCAGACAGATACCGTCCGCCGCAAAGCTTCTTGTTGCGGTGTTCGAATAGAAGGTGCATCTTTTTGAATGTTGCGCCGCATCCAGTGCAGTATGCTGCACGAGGTCTTTCTGCTGACATGACTAATCCTCCATTAACAAACGGAAAGCCCCGCCAACCGAGGGGAACGGCTGACGGGGCTACGAAAACTAGACTGGGCAAGTCTAGCTCTCGGGAGGGAATGTCTCCGGGATGTTTGGGTGGTAATATTGACTAGGTTCCACCCAATCGATAGTGCTCTCGCACCAACGTTGATATGCAACATCCCGGTTATTGTAAACGATGCTGCGCCGTTTAACGGAGGTCCTCTTGTCGAGGATTACGACGCAGCACCTTTCTGGATTGTGTGAGAAATACATACGTGCCCGGAGCCAACCATCATCGACCAGACGAAAGTACATCCACTCCGGACACGCATCGATTATCTTATCTCGCAATGCCAACGCTTCCTTCCTAGGAATGTTGGAATTGTAGTGCATCAGCTCTGTCTGAGATATGCTCCCGTTCGATAAGCTGTTAGCTGAGTTCTTGTACCACGACATAACCTCGGGGTTAGGACTGGAACCGCCGGACATACGTTCGGCAGAGTACCTCTTCATCTGTCCGCGAGCTTTCGCTCGATAGCGCTTCATCTTGAGGCGCTTCTGGATCATCCATCTTTTAGCCACGGAGTCCTCCTTCCATTGTCTCTACAATAGCAGATCAACTACCTTGTGTCAACTGGACTCTCTGCCGAGTAGCATACGCCTCAGCTGAGATTTGAGCCTTCGGTTGAGTGTGTAACCTGTTGCGATCAATATCGAGCCCAGACCGATCAGGAGTAGTCCAGCAATGTCGAAAAACTGCCATTCGTCTTTTTCTTCTAGACGCTTCGGAGAGTACCTGCCGGCCAATATACCCTGCCGAATCGTCTCAGTGAAACGTTCTTCTTGCCTCATCCTAACCCACCGAAATATCTCTTCGGGGAGAGGCTTTCCCTCGAACATAGATAGAATAGCTACGTATTGTTGGGCGGTTTGGTTGAGCGGGTTATCCCAAATCTCCGCGTAGGGAATGGGCCTCTTCGGCGTCTGAAAGTCTTCACGCTCCAGATTATAAGCAATGTACCGATAGCCGCTAGGAGGACTATCAATCCATCTACCAGAATCATAGCTACGTACAATATTGTGTTTAGTCGGTCCATGGTTGGCTCCTGCCGGCCGGTGTGATAGGTTTAAGCTCGAAATCACTACGCATGCGATGATTAGATACTTCATTCTCTCCTCCTATGGGTCTACGTATTCCCATCTGATGATGGTCACCGACCGACCGGCTAAGTTCTCTTGCTTAATCCAGTCAACTACGTCGTACCAGTCGTCGAAGACTTTAGGTACCTTGTTCCTTTCTGTCCATATTAAGAGACGCCTACACATCATGATCCCTCCAAGAATGTACGCCTTGCCTTATCTCTGTCCCATTCGATCTGTTTCCTGAACTCAGGGTTACCCATATCGATGAAGACATTAGCCTGACGTCTCAGTTCGTCTGCCACCATCGGTGGATTGGTCTTGAGAGCAGACACGACAGTGACCCGTGTCCCTTGTTGCTGAACATCTTCGACTGCCATTCTGAAGTCACCGTCACCAGTAAACAACACGATATGGTTGGCCCATCTGGCGGCCTTGATTACATGGACGGCGATCTCAACATCCATGTTACCCTTCATCACTTCGACCCCGTCGTTGACGAATGTCTTCGTTGGTTTGGTAATCAACGTGTACCCGTTATAGACAATGTAGTCGATCATCTTAAACAACCCGTTAGGATTGTTGACGGGATCTGATTCAGGTAGAGCAGTGAAGTACATCGCCTGTTGAGGGCGGAAGTACTTCAGTATCTTCGCATAGTCGACTTGAAAGCCCAGCTTCTTGCTGGACTCATAACAGTTAGCCCCGTCGATTAGCAGGGCTGTAACCTCCGCCGATGGTCTGTTACTCCACATCAGTCATCCTCCTCTATCCTGACCTTGACGTATTGGACGACAGGGTCTGCCAACGCCTCAAGAATAGCCATGTTCAGTTTGATGGCATCGTCGTAGATGCCATCACAGTGATGACTGGTCCAGCGATACTCTTCTGGGAGTTGACTGCGGCGCTCGTATACTTCTAGAATATACTTTGGCATCTAATCCTCCTTCGTTTGATTCGAGGCGGCGGCTTGGCGAAGAGCGGTGATGATGAAGTTTATTTGACTCGCTTTAAGGTGCACAATCCTTCCATTGCGGACTGTGCAAATCAACCCTTGTGACCTTTCAATCAGGTCAGCCAGCTCCAGCATTTCCTGATTAGTCATCTAGTCCTCCGAGAAATCATAGATCGTGTTGCGGGTGACCATGATCTTGATGTCGAACATGATCAGGTGAACTTCCGACGTATGGGACATCAATTCGTTTGGTTCCCCTAAGATGGGGTGAACTGACAGCCGATCGATGATGGCGGTGTACTTGTTGCCGGGATGTCGTAACAGTTCCAACAGCCGACACTTAACTACTGGACGTATCTGCATCTAGTCCTCCTTTAATCCAAGATCTCATGATGTCTTTCATCAGTGCCAACGCATACCACACAATGAAGGAAGTAGGATGTGTGTATTTGACTGGCACAGGAAGCGGATGGTTGGGAGGAAGCTCTCCCAACGCATAGAAGAAGTCGGTCGGGGATACCTTCGTACTTGGTATCTCCTCCCTAACTACGTAGTGAGCAGTCTTTGAATGGACGATGGTAATCATGGGTCCTCCGTTCTGAACGAGTGATGACAATACTTCGGCTCACTCCGCCAAGCTAGCCTGACGTCGTTCATTGACCGTGGACCTTTGGTCTCACGCGCCTTTCTGATGGCATACTTCTCATCGACATAACATTCGATGTAGAATAGCTGGGTAGGTTCATGCCACAGGTAATACAGCATTTCCCCGCGCTTGAGATGGGCTACGCCTTGTCTGCCCATACGTTGCAGGCCATTCCGGATAGGAATGACCTTGCATGGCGTGTCTGGATCAATCATCACGCCCCCCACGCTCTGCACACTTCACACGTGCAATTGCTGGGATGCTCGTCTTCCCCGGCGGGGAGGATTTCCTCCGCCCACCATCCGACGTACGCACACCATTTATCGACATGCATACGATGGACGATGCAGAGTGTCTCGTAGTGAGTCACCTCTTTCGAATACCACTTAGCTGCGAGAGGTATGGCAGGGACGGGATAGTAAGGTAGAAATTCGCCGGCGGCGTACCGCCTAGCATATTCAATACCTGCTGCAGTAGGAGCAGACACTTCGACGACGGCACATTCTTGTTTGCCCCATCGGTTGATGTAATGGATGATCTCAATCATGGCTTCCTCCCATGCCAACCGATAGCCTTGAAGTCCTCCCAAGGCTGGAGCGGTTCGGCTGCAATTAAGTTAAGGTGGTTTAGCACCGCAGGAGCAAGATAATGCGGGGCTAGCACAGCTTCGTGGTACGCCATACGTACCTCGAATTGTTCGTAAGTCTCGCCGGGTT